TATAAATTGATTTCTAAAAAATCATTTTCATAATCTTTTGGGTGAATTGTTAACCCAAATATAAGTGATACCGACTCTTGTAATATTAGTGCAACTTCGTATCGCTTTATCATATTATATGATATGTAACGCTTGAGCCACGATATTTTGCCCTTAATACTCTATTTCTGTTTGATTTTTTATTTATATAAGATACGTGAATCCATTTTGGCGATTCTTCATTTCCAAATTCCCAAATTAATTGGTCAAATTCTAATTTTTCTTTTATATATTCAAAAAGTTCTCCATTTGTTTTTTCTCCTAAAGATGTTAAATCAATTGCGTATCCCTGTATATGTTGTGAACCTAAACTTCCATTTAATGCAGTATTTAATTCTTCACACCTGTACATTGAATTAATCCTAATTGGATGGTCTGCCCATTCTCTTAATGGTTGAAAAACTTTTTCTGCAACAACTTTCATATTTTTAATATGTTCTGTTGTCGGTATGTTTTTAATCTTTAATTTTCTTGCTGTTTGCGAATATGTAGCTTCTTTATAAGAAATGTTTTTGCTTATCGCAACATCAACTTTACTTTTTGTTTTTTTCATACATTATATACCATTTATGTCCTGTATAGCCAATCGTGGCTAATACTAGAACTATCTTTAACATTAAATCTATGTCCGTTAAACTTATACCAAATGTTGTAGCATTTAAAATATAAATTTTAAAATCAGTAATGTTCATTCCATCTTCATTATTTAGATTCATCCTCTTTTATTTCTGTATAGCTTCCATCTTTTAAATCAATATTAACTTTGCCATATTTTTCTTCCAATTCTTTTTTGGTTTCATTTTGTTCAGCAACGATTTGGCTATACATATGATTTAACGAGTGCTTTTGTGTTGCCAACAGACCTAAGTCGTGTAGGATAGCACCTTTTTTTTGCTCTTGTTCTTGTAATCCTTGTAGTTCTTCTTTACTTATTTTACTCATTTTTTAAAATTTAAATTAATAATACTCAAATATAATATTTTCATTTTAATTTATGCAAAAGTTACATCTCCCAAAGCTACACAAACATCATAAACATTGATAGTTTTTAGAGTAGTATGACTAATTGCTTTTACTTGTAATGTTCTAACTCCACTAACATCTGTAATTCTAAATTCTACATCTTTAGAATGTGAGTGTCCTGAATCTCCTAATTCAAATTTAAGACAAGTACTTTGATGAACAGAACCGCTTACTCTATACATTTGCGAAAAATTATTTTCACTACTAGACAATAAAACTGAATAAGCCCTATTATTAGTTATTGTATCAAAAGTTAGTATATCAGTATAATTAGTTGTGCTACTTGTACCATATTGTGTTGCCCCTTTACTTACTCCTGAAACAGTTTTTACTACACTACCATAGGCATTAATAGCAACATTTTCTACACCACCATCTCTAAATTTAATAGGTATTCCACTCGGTGCATTTATATTCATAGCACCACCAACCATATTAATATAACCTGTTTGACTTGAGTTGCTTCTTATAACACCGATTCCCTCATCAAAAGATGAATCCTGTGAAGATTTAGAGGTTATTTTACCTCCAAAAGTTGCACCTGAATCTACTTGAAATATACCACCACCACTAGAGTTTTCAGATAATCTTAAATTTTCACCATTACCATAAATATCCCATTGTGCCGTACCACTACCTGCATATAACCTTACATAGTCTCCACTTGATGAACTAGAAGAAATAAACTTTTTACCTGATGCTACATATAAGTCTCCATAAAAAGCACTATTTCCTGCACCATTTACTGTTAAACTTCCTGCAAAAGTTGTATTTGAATTTGCTGACTCTATTTGAATAGCAGTTGCACCTGTACCATAATTAAAAAAATAAAAATCTTCACTTGATAAACCTCTTAATCCTGTAAACCATTTTATTGTACCATTAGTATTATATTCAAAAGTTGCACCACTTGTGTCGTTTCCTCTATCAACAACATAACTAGCACTTCCTGTATTATCTACTTTAATTGTACTTCCTGTTGTAGTTACATTACCTGAAAAAGTACCACTACCTGCAATTATACCTTTTGTACCTGTGCTAAAACTTCCATTACCATCTCCCGAATTTATATTAAGATTTCCACTTGCAGCATTAATAGTCCAACTTCTAGTACCTGATTGGTCAAAACCTAATCTTGAACCACTAGCTATATTTACACCTGAATCTCCTGTAGAATTTACATTAGCACTTGTACTAAAACCACCTACTGGAGAACTAATTTGTCCTGCAAAAGTTGCATTTTTTGTATCGTGGTCTAAAGTTAAAATATCAGTTGCACCATCATTTTGAGTAAATGTCAATAATTCTCCACTAACTGTTATAACAAAATCTTTGTCAGTATCTCCCTCTATTCTTAATGATGGCTCTGTTGTGCCTTTAGTTAATGTTAAAGTATCTCCTGATGAGTTGTTAATATTAACACTACCTGCAAAAGTTGCATTTTGAGATGCGTCTAAGGTTAAAGCTGCGTTTGAACCATTAGTTTGAAGTATTAAACTGCCACTTGAACCTCTTAAAAAAGTATTTGTGTCATCAGCACCAATTAAGATATTAACATCATTAGTTGTATCTTTTATTGTTAATAATGGAGTAGATGCATTTTGAATATTTACATTTCCTGCAAAAGTTGCATCATTATCTGCTAAAGTTAATGCTAAAGAACCACCTGTAGCAAAACCTATTGTATCAGTACCACTTCTAAACATACCAGTATTCAAATCACTACTAAAAGTATGTGATGGTGCGCCAACACTACCATTTACTGTTTGTATTACACTTGAAGTTTCAATAAGTCCTGTTGCTTGTATAGAACCATCAGCTACAATTTCTCCATTTTCTCCAAATTTTACTTTTTCTGATTTACCTGATGCATTTATTGTAATAAAATCTGTTGTACCTGAACCTGATTCACATCTAAATAACCAATTTTCATTACCACTATGATTTATAGTTAGGAAAGCATTACCATCAGTTATATTTGTTAAAGCTATTGGAATAGATGCACCTGATAATGAAATACTTGTAGCAGTTATACTAGAATTAAAAGTAGCCCCCGAACTGCTTACTTGTAAAAAATTAGTATCGTTATCTTGATTTCTTAAGAAAATAGTATTTCCATTAAGAGCTAATTGTCTATCTAATAAAGATTGTATATGATTTACATTTGTAGTAGAATTATGGAAGATTTCAAAATCAGGAACTGCACCAAAAGTTATTTTAGTGTTATCTCCTAAAGCAACATTTCCTACATTCAAGTCTGCTAAGGTATATCCTGTTGCAGTTGTATCTACTGTTGTTGTAGGTTCTGTTGTTGTACCTTTAAATAAATTAAAAGTATTAGAATCAGAAGCATCAGCAAATAATCCTAAATATCTATTTGAACCATCATTATACCTACCATAAAAACCAATATCAACTGAATTAACAGAATTGTCTTTTGCCATAGATATAAGAGGGTCTTCTACTGCTAGTGTTGATGTATTTACAGTTGTAGTTGTACCATTAACTGTTAAGTCTTGTGCTATAACTACACTTCCTGCAAAATTTGCTTCTTTTGTATTTTTAATAGTTAATGCTTCAACAATTTCACTTCCACCAGCACCATTATTATTAGGTACTGAAAAAATTAAATTTCCATCAAAACTATTATTAGCATTTTCTTTTAATTGAATACGAGCAATAGAATCTGGAGAACCACTATGTCCATATCCAAAATCTAAAGTTGCTGTACTTTGTACACCTGCATTATGAGTAGAACTATTTATATATAATTTACGAGCAGTACCACCTTGTATTGTTATATCATCACTTGTTATTATCCCACCTGTAACTGTTACACCTGTACTTGTAGTAGATAATTTTTCATTTCCAGCTTGTCTTAATGATACATTTTCTGTACCTGTATTCATTGCAATAAATGTATTTCCATTAGATTGATTTCTAAAGAAAATATTTGTTCCATTACTTTGAACATATAAATCTCCTGTACCTACTTCATTTATATATGAGTTTGAACCGTCGTGGTATATTTGAAGGTCGTACGAAGCACCGAGTAATAATTTACCAGAATCTGTATTTATACCTACATTTCCATTTGCCCCTGTTACAGTAATTGTTCCAGTTGAATCTATCGTACCATTTACTATAACACCACCTGCTGAAGTTTCAAATTTCTTTGAATTGTCGTAATATAATTCAACAGCACCATTTTCTACTGAATTAATTATTAATTCATCTACTGCCGAATTATATACTCTAAATTGATTTGTAGAAAGTCTTAAACCACCACTTCCAGTATCTTTTATGTAACTATTACTACCATCGTGATAAATTTCTAAATCTCCACTTGTTCCTAATTCTAATTTTGCATTATCAATAAACCTAAAATTTTTATTTGATGTAACTCTGTTTTCGCTACCATCTAAAAAGAAATAAGTTTCTAAACCACCTGAATTATCATCACATCTAAATAAAATATCTTTGTCATCAGCGTGATTTTCTATTTGTAAATCTCCTGTGTAATTTTGTACATAGGTATTATTATTAGCAGATGTATGTACGATTCTAAAATCATCACTACTTCCAATATCTAATTGTACATCATCTAATAATCTTAAACTTTTACTAAATATATTTCTTTCGACACCACCATCAACTCTAAAATATTCTGTTACTCCACCAGTACCATCATCTGACTTAAATATAATATCACTATCATCAGCTACATTAGATATATTTAGATGCCCTGTGTGATTTGTTATAGAACCCTCACTACCTGAGTGTGTCATTCCTAAATCATTTGAATTACCTGATGATAAAAATTCTCCATCAGGAACTCTAACACTACCAGTAGGTATCACATTTCCTGTAACATCTATGCCTGTGTTTGTTGTAGAAATTTTTAAATTGTTATTATAATATAAATGTGAACCACCACCACCTGTGAATTGAGCTATATTATCTCCATTGCTAACTCTTTGTATATATAAACTTTCACTTGTTCTTAAATATAAATTTCCTGTGCCACCCTCATCAATATAAGAATTTGAACCATTATGATAAATTTCAAAGTCATTATCTGTGCCAAATCTTATCCTACCATTATCTCCAAAGGATAAATTTCCACCTATTGTTACATTTGTTGGTAAACCTATTTGTAATTGCTGACTACCTACTGATGTTGATGTTTCTATTTCGTTAGCAGTACCTATAATTGCAAACACTTGTGAATCTAAATCCACTGATGATTGTACGGAAGCGTCATCTCCTCTAAAATCTAAATCCTCTAATGTTATTTGTGAGGTAACAAAATCTTTTACTGCTGCACTTGTAGGAATAGATGTGTCGTTGTCATTATTTCCTATTCCGTCAGCTTCATCTACAAACTTTGTGATTGTTATATTTTCCCCTGTGTCTTTTAACGAGCCAAATTCTAAAATATTTGTTACCTTAAAATCCCCTGCGTTGTTTAGGTGTATTCCTGTTGCGTTACCAGAACCATCTGTTAATTCTCTTAATGAAGAACTAATTACTGCATTATCAATGGTCTTAATAAGCCCTACATAAGTATTCGATATTTTATTATTAAATAGACTTGCCATAATTTATCTTTATTTTTTTATCCTCTTTTTTTAAAAAAGTTTTTAATTTCTCAATATTTTTCCTTTTTGGTTTATATGTCATAACACCCAACCATTAAATGTAGCATCTTGACTTGGATTAATGTCGTCGTTACTATTGCTTGTATACTCTGGATAATCACTATTTCTAAAACTAATATAATCTATAAATCTCCTTGTGTACCATTGAGCATTATCTCTTGCTTTTTCAACCAAATAATCTACTTCATTCTTTGAGACCGTTTCACTTGTCTCGCTTGTGTGTTTAAAAATTCCACCATTCCTTATTTGATATGCTGCAAATGGAATATAATCCACTTGACTATACCAAATTAACATTGGAACTATATAATCATTTAAAAGTGTTTTATATTTTGCGTTTGCATTTAAGTCAATATCGCCACTTGTAATTAATGTTCCAATCTTATTATATAACTCCGTTCCGAGATAGTTTTGTATATGTATCTCTTGTGCAAGTTTTATAAATTGTATGAACTTGTCTGTGTCAACATTCCCATCCATTATGGAGTTGCGAATTAAATCTGTTCTATTTATAAAAAGTGCCGTTGCCATTATTTCTTTTTGTTTTTAGGTTTCCAATTTGGGTGGTGCCCATTGTTTGCCATATCTTTTGGTGCTTTTTTTGCATCTCTCCAACCTCTTGGTCTGCCTTCATATGTTTTTGGTATGCTATCAACTTCTACATAATCCTTCATTTTGTCGGATTTTTCTATGTATTTACCATTTGTTTTCTTTTTTAATCTATAAAGTTGTTGCTCCCAATAGTGTCCACAATTTACCCCACCTTTAAAACGGAATAAATCATAAGGTTTGCCTTTGTGTCCAAAACTTTTATTTACCCCTGCTTTACTTGCAGCGTCAATATCTTCTATTCTGTAAACTAAATTTCTTGCCATCATAGTTCTACAAAATTTTCTTGTACTTGTACTGCTATATTTTTGTGCGTATTTATATCTAACTTTGTAAAAACTTTTATCCAATACAGAAAAATCTCCTTTACCTTTTTTGGTAACTGCATTTGCTAATTGTTGAAATAAATTTTCTTTTGCTTGTATATGTTCATTAGCCCAAGTTTCAATGTCAGAATTTTTTTCTGAATATTCTCTTGCGTCAGCTAATACCCATTCATCAGATATTTCCTCGCCTTTTAAATTTTCAAGTATATAATCTTCAGTTTCTGCTGATAATTCTTGCACTTGTTCCTCTTGCTTTACCCCTGTTTCTTCTTCGATACTTTCTTCGTCTTGTACGTCTTCGTCAATTTCAGTAAATTCAAGTGGTTGTAAAGTCACAAAATAAAGATTTAAGGCAATATCATTAACAGCTAATATTTTATCAAATGCGTCTATTAAAAGTTCTTGAAATGGCCTTATAACCGTGTTATCCATTAATAGCGAAGCTGTTTTAATTTCTTCTGCGTTATTACCTAACCCTGTATTATCTTTAATACCTAAAAGCATAGGCGATACGATACGGTGTGCAACCATAATTTTTTTACTTGATTCATCAGATAAAAATTGATATTGATTATGTGCGTCTGATAATTGTACAGGCGTAATATCTGCTTGTGCTTCTTTATTGTCGTTAAATGCCAATATAAATTTACCTGCGTTACTACTGCCACTAAATTTTTGTGCTATTCTGTGTTCTATTAATTGTCTTTCCTCTTGATTAGGAATTCCATTGTTAAAATTAATAAGCATTGATGGACTTAATCCATTCATTATGTTATTAAGATGATAATTGGATATTTCCTCTTCCAACTCTGCATATTGTAATCCAC